TAGTGTTTCCCAGTCCATTACACTAGTGAATCCTTCCATCTTGGCACTTCTCATTTTAGTACAGTTAAAAGTAATGGCTTCATCTTCTGGAGACCACGTTTCTAATGTAAAGGCGGCATCTGCTGCATCGAGAATACCTTTTGCGAACCTTGCCTCACCTGTATTATCGGTTTGGTAAGGAGCAAACACAGGAATCTCATACTCCTGTGCAATACTTTTCAGAGTCTTACTGACTTCTATCTGCTCTGTCCAGTCATATTGTCCACTCTTTGAGGGAACATTGGAGCGTTTAACTTGATTTAGATAATCAACTACTATTACTCCATAATTTGATTGAGATACTTTACTCTCTAGTTCTTGTCGTATTCTAGAAAGGCTAAGTACTGGGTCATACACTACATCAATCTGTCTATCTCTATGTAAAGGTCTTGTCTGTAGTTTTTTGTGAAACGCGTCAAAGTCTCGTGTTTGTTTGAAGTCTGGTATTAATAACTCTCCGCCTTCAAATCTTCCTGCCCACCAGTTTGCTACTCTATCCCACTCAACAGTTGTTAAGTTTCGTGTAGCTAATCTAGAGATAGGAATACGTGCGCCTAATGCACACATTCTTTGTAAAATGGAACGACTATCCATTTCTATTGTAAAGTACATAGCACTCTTTCCTTGCTCATAAACATTGTTTGCAATGTTACAACAAGTAATAGACTTACCAGCACCTCTACGACCACCGACTAGTATTAAATCTCTAGGAGAGAATTTAAGTGCTTGGTCATACTCATCATTGAGTCCTAGCGGTAGATACTTTTCAAGGTCTTTTTCTGAATCAAACAAAGGTATTGTTTGCATACTTTCTTCTGGAGCTTTAAGGTCGACTCTTTCTCCTACGTCTAAAACAATCTGTTGGATTGCTTCTACGTTCTCTTCTGCTGAAGATATTGCTACGGTTTTATCAATAAACTTATCTAGTTCACCTAGTATTTCTACTTGTGTATACTCATTTTTGAGATACTCAAGCAACACCCACGCGTCGATATCGACCTCGACAGCTTCGATTGCGAATACTTTTTCTTGTAGCTTCCTATCGCGAATGGATAGTTTAAGATCATCAAAAGAGGGGAGAGCACTGAAATTTTTAATGTGAGTATCTATGACCTTGTGTAAGGACTGATACTCGGCACTAAGATAATTAACTCTAAGGTTTCCCCATGAATCAAAATCTTCTTGCGTAATAATTTGCTTCAACAGAGCTGAAGTTAAGTTCAATGTCTACCCTCCCAGATAAAAAAGAGCAGGAGATGATTCTCCCGCTCAGAATTTGAAGGAACTGGGAACCCGCGATGGGAACCCTGTCCTTACAGAAAAGAATTAGCTAGAAGCTTTTTCTTTCCTTGCAGCGCCATCATAATCAGCACAAGTTAAACCACGTCTTGTCAACATAGTTTTTACGCCTCTTACAGTTTTGCCAATTTCGTCAGCGATAGCTTCAACAGTCATGCTGTCAATATCACCAACTTCAGCTAAAGGATCAGCTTTGCTAGAACCTTTAGTTTCTTTTTGCTTAGGAATAGCGTTAATATCGCCACTTCTTAGCAGGCTGAGTGCCTTTCCTCTGATAGAGTTAACAGATTTGCCTAGGGCTTCTGCGATTTCTTCAACAAAAGACCCGCCATTTACCATAGTAGTAAATGTAGCTTCCTCTTCGGGAGAGTAAGTTCTAACAGCTTCAGGCTTTTCAGCAGGTTTTACATGACCAGTTAATTCCATTGATAGAATCTTGCCCTGTATTGATTTAGCAGAGAAATGCCCATCTTCGAAAGATGATGCGATGTCTGCATATGTGTATTGTCCTGAGTTATCAGATACAAATTGTGATAAAGTAGCTTCTTGGTCTTCAGAGAATGTTCTATTCGATACTGAAGATGCAAGTTCTACGTCGTGACCCATTTTTCTAAGCTTAGACGAGACACTTCTTGTTGAAGTTTCTAGTTCTACGGCTGCGTCAGCAACCATTGCTTGAGAAATAGGTGATGTGTTTCCAACGAAGTCAACTAGTTGAGTAGTTCTTTCGTCTGTCCATTTTGGTAATGCCATTTTGGTTTCCTATATTTCTTTTAAGTTTGTTATTATAATTACGCCCTTGTCTCGGGCTGCCTGTGTTTTAGCGGATTCGATACCACTTTCGTTTACTAAGATTGTAACATCTTTAGTCAAACTGCTTTTAACAAGATAGCCCATTGTTTCTAAATATTGTGTTGCGGCTGCTTTTGTTTTATAGCTTGTGAGTTTTCCTGTTATACAAACTATTCCTTTACTACTTGTTTTGGGAGCTAAAAGCTCTTTCTGTTTCCAACTAAAGGGTAGTCTGTCATATCCATTGGTAAATTCTTCGATTAACCAATCTAGTAAATTCTCTGTTGCAGTCGGTCCTAGTCCCGCTTCTTCGCATGTCTCTTCGTTAATTTCATTAATGTGTTTAACTACTGAGCATATTTTGCGAGAGGCTGTATTACCGATTAACTTTATAGAGAAAGCTGGAAGGAGTTCAACTAAGTCGACTTCCTTACTAGCCTGTATCTCTCTTGTGAGTTTTACTGCTAATTTTTCGGATTGCAAAGCTTCTATCATTATTTCTAGGGGAAGCTCGTATAAATCATGCAAGTCATTGACCTGAAGTTTTTCTACTGTGCGAGGTCCGAGACCTTTGATCTTAAGAGTCTTTGCAAAATGCTCAATCTTTTTACTAGTCTTACCACTACAAGTAGCGTTATGACAAAAGATTTGATCTTTTTCCCACACAAGGTCTAACATACATGCTGGACAATTTGTTGGCGGGATAATTTGCTTCATTTGTTTTCTCTTAATTTCTATTTATATATTATATCAAAATTCAGGTTCTATGTCAAGATTTATTTTTCGGAAAGTCCTGAAGAATGAGGGAATCAATTTTGAAACACTCAGTGTGACCTCCAAACTTAAACATAGGAGCGTATTTATCTTGCTTATACATTTCATGTAGGTACAGTTCATGTGCCCACACATTATAAAGTGTGCTGCTCCAGACCTTCTGAATACGGATATCGTATCCTCTGAAACCCCTGCTACGCTTTATAATATGTCGCCAATCTTTTCCACTGGCTATTCCGACCTTAATGCACTCTCTAGCAAATGTCTTAGTGTTTACTAATACTATGCCGTAGAGAACTCCATCCCTGTCTTTCTCATCAGGGTTGTTCTCGAAGTATGTTTCGTTGTATATTCCTTTACTAGACAAGATAACCTAGCAAATTTCTAAGAAGAAGAAGTAATCCAGCTCCGTTTAATAATATTAAGGCTCTATCATTCCATAGAACAGCAACTATTAACCAAAGAAATACACCTACTGATGATAAGCTCAAGTCTAGAAACTGCCACCCCTCTAATCCTCTTAGAGACATGGCACTCACTATAAAGACACTTGCCACCCATTTAATATACCAGTCTAGGGTATACTTAGGTGTTGCAGATTTAAAAATTCTTGTTGAGTTTTTTAACTCATTCTCATTGTATTTCATTAATCCGCCCTTGATACGATTCGGGGTATAATTTCCCCACTTCTTATCACTTCGACCAGACAACCTATTTCTAAGTTGAGGTCATTGATGTAACGCATGTTATGTAGAGTTGCTCTACTAACAGTAGCACCATCAATTTCAATAGGCTCTAAAATAGCTACAGGAGCAACCACCCCTGACTTGCCAACATTCCATAGTACATCAACTAGTTTAGTTATAACTCCTTCATTACGCTGCTTGAGCGCATATGCACCTCGGGGGTGCTTAGAGGTATAGCCTAGAGATTTGAAATCCTCATAGCTGTCTACACGAAATACAAGTCCATCATCGGGATAAGTAGTCCAGTCATTAGACAGAACTGTATCAAATCCAAAATCAAGAAGATACTCCATATCCTTACTCCAACACTCATTCCACGATTCCTGTACTCCATAAGCTATGAAGCGCAAGTCTCTGTTGCCGAATTCTTGTGTATCTTTAAGGTTGAGAGCACCCGCAGCGTAGTTCCGAGCGTTCTTGATAGTCTTAGGAGCAACTACTTCTCCAGTAATCTGAAGCAATGCACCCTTATACTCGCCTAATGAATTAGGTACTAGAGACTTCATGTTGTCCGTGATATCCAGACCACGTTTACCATCTCCACGAGTAAGGGCTTTGTGTAGTTGTCCCTCAACATAGAGCAAAGATACAGCAGCACCATCTAACTTAGGAGAAACAATAGTCGCTCCCTTATAATTGCCGAAGGGCTGCTTATCTAGCTCGTTTGAAAATATCTTCTGTAACGAGTACATCTGAAACGCATGAGGAATTCTGTTGTCTCTGTTAAAGAAGCCAACTTCGTCATACTGAGCATATACAGCTAACTTATCAAATTGTTCATCTGACATCGTAGGTTTACCATTATAGTAATCTTCGGCTGCTTGCTGTAATACTGCTTTTATATTTTCCATTTATATATTATATCAAAAATCACAGGCAAAGTCAAGAACTAAATTCACGTTAGGTAAATTTCGTCCAAAATATCCTTGAAGTGTGTCTCTAAAATACTTTTACTCTCCGCTAGTGATAATATTTCAACTAGTCCCTCAAATAACCCTCGCGAGTTATTAAAGTCTAGCTTCATTGCTACTCCGTCCTTTGTTGGTTTGAAGTCACCATCAAAGTCGAGGTAATACTTTCTTAGATGCAGATATTCTGTATCATAAAAAGTATTTATAGTTAATTTAACTTGCTCCGTCCCCTCTTCATTTTGAGATATAATTTTTTCATATAACTCAGGGGCTTCGTGCAGCTTCATCGTTTGTTCCTAAGTATAGAACTCAAAGGTTGTATACTAGTTACATTCTTAGGTTGCAACAGGCGATAACTATCAGTATCCCAACAAAACAGTAAAACTGAATCGGGGGTTTCCTTAGCACGATTTTTCTTGCTTTGGATATACTTGTTATCGAAGTCTAGGGTACAAACATTATACTTAAGTTTTCTACTGTTTGTTGACCTATAGGTTATGATTGCGTCTCCGCAATCTGATACAGTTCTTAAGAACTCATCTTTTTTCACTATAATACTCCATTACTATTAAGAAAACTCTTTCTTTTCTAGTAATGGTATGGTATTATTTAGTGGGTTTTAGCCCTTGTTTAATGCTGTTAGAACACCTGTGAAGTATACAGAAGCTTTGCCAGTCAATTTATCGATAATATCTGCATCGATTTCTTGTCCTGCGTCAGTTAAAGCACTTGTTAGTGCTGCAGCTGCGTCAGCTTTTGATACTCTTGCACTACCTGTTGATCCGCTAGATTTAGCAGCTCCAGTAGCAGGTGACTTTTTGACATAAACG